CCAGTATCATATTCCTACCTAAAACTTCCCCAACGTCTTTTTGGATATCTACAATGTCCGAAAATTTACCTCCTAATAGGGTTACTTCTGTGACCGCAGCGGTCATCGCCCCTTTTAATTCAACTATGTTGTCTCTACCTAAACCAAAACTTTTGGTAATTTTCATGGTCTCGATGTCAACTTCGACCAATTTCTTTTTGACGGATTCTACGTCAAAGTTAGTAGCAATCGAGCTAGCAATTTCTTTACCTAAATCAACAAAGACATCTCTAATTTCGGTTAACCCACTTGACATAATCTATTTTAAAATAAATAGAGAGAACATTAGTTTTTATTTGGTGTATTGATTTCAATAATCCTACCAACCAAATATTTTCTAACATAAGTGGGCATAAAAAGATACTCAGAGTATTGTGTCCTCAATACTCTTGACATCAATAGATATTCATCAATTAAGTATTGACGATAACTAGAAGAAAGGGCGAAAAAAGTCGGCCCCAAAAGTAACGTCTACTGTTACAATTTCTCCTGATGGGGCTTTTACTGTTTTTTTAAGGTCAAGACCTGGTTGATTATCTCTTAGAAAATTTCTAATATGTTTGGAATCGGATATTGGCATTTGGTCCACAAATTTAGCAATATTCCCTTTATCCCTACTGCCGTTAAGTTCAACAACTTGTTTTGTCAATCTCCAAGTTATCTTGGGGGCGACTCTACCTGCCGGGTATTCGTTAGCCATTCTATCAATCTCAACAATTTCAGAATAAGATAAAGGTTTTAATTTAACTTCAACCTGACTTTTAGGTAATTTAGTAACAAACAAGCCTTCCTCATTTGGTTTGTGTTCGGTTTGTTTGATATTTAACTCATCCAAACTAATTGAAGCTTCAAACATTTTACTTGTTTTTGGGTCCTCAACATTAATAAGGTATTCACTACCAAATGATGTATTTCTTAAAAAAATCATAATCGCCTCAACATCACCTTCAAGTAATTCTTCAGGTCTTAAGTCATGCTCATATAATTTATTTCTTAGTAATGTCAGTACCAAATTATCTTGGACATTCATTGCCGCGTTAATAATTATATTTTCGTCGTTAGCCGTAAGATAACCTACTTTTACTGACTTCTTTTTAGATTTATAGAAAATACCAGCCGATGGTAATGATACAACATCGTGTGGTAATGAAAAATTTTCTGTTGCAGCTTGTAATAATTGAGCGTCCATACTTTTTTATTTTAAAAATAAGTTAGATTAAAAATAAATAAAGTTATTTATTTTGTTTATCGACAGGTTTAGTATACTTTTCTTTGTGTCTATTTAAAAACTCTTCTTCAGTTTCAAATATTTTACCACAAGTGTTACATGTATATCCAGTTGTTTCCATAAAAAAAATCCCGTATACTGATATATACGGGACATTTTAAAATATGTAAATAATTTTTAGTATACCAAAATACAACGGTCCATACGGAGTGTTGCCGAGATACTAGCCAATGCGTCTGAGTTATACGCTAAAGTATCAAAGTTAACATCAGATAAGAATGTTCCCTCAAGTATCCATTTCTCCACAACAACTCCTGTTGGGTCTAATAATTCAAGGTCAACATTTTTCTTATAACCCGCGGCGTAACCCATACGACCTGTAACTGATTCGGCACATAGACGAACCCACTCCATAAGAGCTTGTGACGCTGAAGGTCCAATAGGGTCACGGAATTTAACGTTAATTGTGCTCCAAGTAAATCTACCAGCAACATAAGTTTCCGTATTTAAAAATGGAATCGCAACAGGGTTAATTGTTATGTGTGGACGAGCCGCGCTTTCAACGAACCACTCGTTTATCCCTAATGTAGTATCAAAACGCAAAATAAATCTATTCTGCCTTTTGGGTTCGTAGGGTATCGGCATTTTCATTAGTAAATCAGCCATTGTCTATAATTTTTTTAAATTTTTATTTCGTTTTATATTTTATAAATATACCGTTTTAATTTTTTTCTCTTTACTTTGGTTTTTTTTCAGATAAATTCCAGATTAGTAAGGTTTTTTAATTCCTCCATGCGTAGAAATAGTTTTAATTATATTTTCTGGGTCTTTTTCAAAATGACCTTTAACTTTTTCTAAATTTCTTAAATCATCATCTGAGAATCCAATTGTTGGTGTAAATCTGTTTGAAACTTTATTTTTTAAGAAAGCCTTTTTATTAATCATCTTTGAAATTCTTTTAACATAGTCCACAAATCCCTTTAAAGCTTTTATTTTACCTTCTTCAGGACTTTGAGCGGAACCTTGTCCATAAGTCACGGGATAAAATCGACACATATTAAGATACTCAATAATCATATCTCTTTTTGAAGAACTTCCAATTCCCTCCAAATCTCTAAACTTTTCTAAATTTTTAACTAATTCATTTGAATCAATTCCGTTATGATTTGAAATAATCATATTGTAACACGCTTCTTTTAACACATTTGGAGAATGTCCTCTAGCAGTTACTATTGAAAATATTGAACCGTTATTAATTGCCTCCACAAAATCACTCCACGCAGGACCTGGTTTGGCCAACATTGAATCTACAATAAATTGTTTGTCTCCTTTTGTACTGAAAAATCTGAAAGGGTCTTTTGCAAAACCTACTATTTCATGTCCCTCATATTCAAATGGTTTCTTACCTATATATTCTCTATATTCGGCGAAATCTTCAGTTGACATCCCAACCTCATCTCCGTCACTATCTTCTAATATTATTTTTGTTGGCATAATAGCGATGTTATCATCCCAGTCAAATGCATAATATTTCATATCAGGAGTTCCCTCGTCTGTTATACCTTCGTTTACAAAATTTATTCTCATATTAATAAATAAAAAACAAGCCGGTTTTTACACCGGCTTGTCATTAATTTTTATTAGATATTCTCAAACGACGCTCCTGTTGGAGTTATGTAGAATGTAATATCAATGAATTCAAGAGACCTTGTAGGTTTGATATAAATCTTACCTGTCATTTGGTTTCTATCTAAGTCCGCAGTGTCTGAAGAAACAGTTACACGGAAATCGTATAAACCTCTGTCTCTTCTGATTGCGTCTAAGATTGGGTTAACCGCATCCAAGAAGTCCTGTCTAACCTTTTGGTCGTTTTGTTCAAACAACAATCTAACAGAAACTGCGGAAATCAACTTACGAGCTTGTAATAACAATCTTCTTACGTTGATTCTGTCAAGAGCCGACTCTCTAACTTGAAGAGTTTTATTACCCCAAATTACCGTTCCTACATCAGAGAAGGTTGCAATTGGGTTAATTCTACCTTTATATAGAGTGTCTCTATCTTCTTGTGTGAGTTTCTTACGAGCTTTAATCGCGTTCACTATACCACGAGTGTAACCTGCCGCCGCGAACCAAGGGAATGCGATGTTATCGGTTAACGCCAAGTTTCTTGTAACTTCAGCAGTTGGTGGTAGGTAAATTTGAGTGTTGTTAACACTATCACGAGTTAACACCCAAGGGTAATAAGTACAAGTGTAGTTAGAGTCAATACCTGTTGTCTCAAGATTATCCACCGCTTCTTGTGGGTAAATTAAATCTTCTGAGTTACCTGGTGCTGATACAAACATATTGTAGTCAGGTGTTGTACAGATATATAAAGAATCCGCTCTGTCGTACTCAATCATTTCGATTGCTGATTCAACAAGATTAGAATTATTCACATAATCAATACCTGGAGTTACAAATACGTTGATATTAGTGGCCTCAGGGTTTTCAAAAGATTTTTGACCAAGTAAGTAAGCGTAATAGTCGGTATTTGCCCAATCAACTGAATTTTTGTTAATTGTAATTTTCTTAAACGCTCCCCAACCTGTTGCATTTGGATAAGTAATTGATTCACAAGCTCCTTTTAAGTAACCTGATTTACCAATAACAAATCTGTCAGAGTTTGTTCTATATTCTCTATAGATATCCCATCCGTCAAATCCTCCTTGAACCGCCACAGTAAATTTACGAGCGAATAATCTGTAGTAAGGATTTGTCTCATCATCAGGGTCTGTTATAAATGAACCAGAACCAACAAAGAACGCCGACTCACCACTTGTTGCAAATCCATTTGATATTGTAATACCTGTTGCATTTTTATCCATGTGGAAACCTTTAGTTCTGTAACCCCACTCATCACCTGTGTCATCTAGACAAATGTTATTAGGAATTCTTTTACCTTTGTAAGCGAAGAAATCAACATCATAACCTACAGTATCTGACACACCAAGATAAGTTCTACGAACATTATCACCCGCGCTTGTGATGCTGTCATCATTTCCGGCCGCAGTACCAAAAGGTGGGTTGTAAACCACTTCACCTGGTAGGTCGTATTTTGTTTTATAGATAGGAAATGGAGGTACCACTCCTGCGTATTCTCTCATGTTGAATCCTAAGAATCCACAAGGAAGAGCGTCTACAGGTGCGTCTTCATTCATCTCTATCATTATGTATTTTGAGTTCAATTGATATTCACCATCTGAGGTACCTATTTTAACCGCAATGAAATTATTTTCATTTGGGTTCATACTACAGTTAGTAAACTTCTCAAGAACTACAGGTGCGTTATCTGAATCAAAATAATCTCTAACCAATATATCAAAAGTTTGATTAGCAAATGACATGTTAGCCAAAGAAATTTTAACAGTAATATTAGCATCATCACCATCAGGAACCGTGTGGAATCTGAATAGGTTATAAACTTTAGTACCTCTTAATTCGGAAACAATCCAAGGAGAAATTGCCGACTGATATCTCTCTAAATAAAAAGCGATTGAAGTTGGGTCCGCCGCTTGTCTTGCATCAGGTAATGCGGTTAAAGAAGTACTCAAACCTTTGATATAACCTTTTCTCCAAGCGTAAGTAAGAAGATTTTGATATCTTTCCTCCACAAACAACGGAACAGTTTGTCTAGGTTTTCCAAAATTAGTAGAACCAAACACTTTTCCAATATATTGAGAATCAGAATTAGTAAATGATGTTTGGAAGAATAAATTAGTTCCGTCATTATTTGTTACATTTAATCCGAATGTTGAGAAAGGATTTTTTGTAACTCCTGAATACTGTCCAGTTGTTACCATTGACACGTCATTCATTCCGGTTACTTCATATACCGCTCCAGTGTCGTTACCATAAGTTGCAACACCTCTTGAACGTAATGTAGCAATAACCATGTCATCGTAACTTAAATAAGGTGTTCCTGAGTATACAAAAATTTGTCCCGACAATGTACCTTGATAACATCTAGTTATAGTTCCTGTATTTTGAGTTCCTGCGCTTGTAAAATTACAAGGATTACATGGGTCATTAACAACTGCAGTAACTGTCCATTGTTCAGTAACCGTTCCGTCATTTGAAACTACCTCAAAAATAACAGTTCCCGCACTGAAATTAACAGGTGTCGCTCCGTCATAAATTGTACCTACTCCGTTAACACTCACATTTGATGCGTCTACACAAGTTGTAAAACTAGGAATAAATTCGCCTAAAGGACTTGGTACACATACTGAAATTGTATTTGTGTTATAATTTATAATACCATTGTTACCGTCTAAACTAAAAGTATAGAAAGTTGCACAATTATCAGCGGTTGATGTCAGTTCAAATGAACTGATGTACGAATAAAAAGAGTATCCTGAATATCCACCAACTTCGTGGGAGTTATTGTCAAATAATCCATAGTACCAAGGGTCATTATTTGGGTCTGTATAGTCATAACCTGTAGAAGATACGCTATCAACACCAAAAACATTAGTCGCTGCGGTATATGTTGGGGATAACGCACTGTATGTTTCCCCTGAAATTACACCGTAGTAATATATTGTGTTTGCGGTGGTTGAACCTGTACCTCCGGCTAATATTGAATTAAATATTTGGGTATCAATGTTTGATTGAACTGTTGTTACACTACCGTTAAACAACTCCATAGGGATTGTTAATTTATTCGATAAAACTGCAGGTATCTGTGCGGTATTAGTAAATTGGATAGTGTTGATATTATCAGAACAACCTATGAAATCAATATCAAAATCAATCACCTCATAATCGACACATTCAATCACACAGTCGACTGTTGTGGCTGAATTACAATAAAATCCAACTGTGGCTCCGTCAACATTTGCTTTCGTAGTGATTGACCAAGATGGTCCAGCGTCATATCCTGATAAACCAAGAACTCTTGTTACAAATAATTGATTTGATTGTTGTAAGTAGGATTTTGCAATATACGCCGCCTCATACTTTGGGATTTGAGTGTTAATAAATTTTTCAGGTGAGGTCCCACCGAAATAAGTTTCAAATTCGTCAAAGTTTTTGATGAATATTGGCTCGAAGGCCGGACCTCTTAAGGTCTCACCTACAATACCAAGAGTTGTTACACCAACACTTTGAGCAACAAAACTTAAGTCAACCTCTGAGGTATAAACCCCAGGAGAAACGAATACTTTTGAGTTGCTAGCCATTAGTTTTAATTTTTTTCTTTATTTTTATTTTTATTGATAAATATTCACGAAAAAACCAAAATACTTGACTTACTAATAAGTATTTATAATTCAGGCAGACAATTTTCTGCCTTTTTTATCTTATGTTGCAGAATGGTCGAGAAATAAAGAATTTGAAAATTTCCAAAGAAGTTCACGATGTCCTAAAGAAATATTGTGACAAACAAGGTATAAAGATGTACCGTTTCTTAGAGAAGTTAATTTTGGAAAAGTGTAAGGAAAAAAAAGATATATACGGAGAAGATTAAATGACTATGGACATGAATGTTATCGATGATTCATCATTGTTATCATTCTTTGTTACAACTAAAGTTAGATTGTCCCCCGTGTTGATTTGTATTTTATTCGGGTCGTTTCCAAAAAAGGAACCGTTAATATACACCTCAAATGTCGATATGTTTTTTGACTTTTCAAAAATCAAATCTGTTGTGTAATCATATTTTTGATTAAGAGTATCGTTACCCACAATGAACACAGCATTTACTTTTGGTTCTTTTTGTAGTTCGTTTTTAACTTGTCTCTTAGTTACTTTCTCGTCTACTTCTAAAACCTGTAACAATCTATTTACTGCTGGAGATACCTCAAACTCATCCTCATCAATTAAAAATCCTAACATAGTGAATCCGTAACTTTGAACATAGTATTTTCTTTTCTCAACATCCATTACAGATTCATCAGAGACATCATTCATAATGATTGGAATATAGTGTCCTTTGATATTGGCATATGCCTGTCTTGATGCAAATTTTTCTATAATAATTTTATTAAATCTATTGAGCTCTCTCATTCTATTACAGATAATTTTAACAGAATAAGTTATGTCAACAGGAACTGGTTGTGGGATTCTATACATATCGAACCCATGTCTTTGTCCATCCCATGTTGGAACTTGAGCATAAAAATATAATCTCCTATTTGGTATGTTATATAAAACCGCAGGGTTTGTTCCGAACTTTACTTCGGGAGTTCTAACAACTGTAATAAATGGGGGTTCTGCGTTTTTATCAATGTTTTGAAAGTTCCATGTCTCTGTAAATTGAGCCCAATTTTGAGTGGTTATAAGAATATCAACCATCGGAACTTTTTTACCGTCAACCACAAGTTCTAAGTCGGTTTTAACAAAATCTAAAAATCCTTTATCCAAATCGGCATGAAGCAACGACTTGGGCAAGAAAGTACCATCCTTATTAATTTTTTCCAATAACTCTCTTCGTCTTGGTAGTAGAGTTTTGGATTCCGTTAATGGAATGTATTTTTTTATCTTTTTTGGTAACGCCATTATTTTTCGTTATCGTGACCGCATTTATGACAGATGTATTTATCAAACTCTTCTGAATCGTTAGTATTCCATGACCAATCACAATTGGCACAAACCACCTCCTCGGACTCCATAGATTCCAAAATTCTTTTAATTTGTTCTTCAGTTAATTTTATTTTCATAATCCTCTAAATTCGTTATCTGTAACATATGATGCCATAATTGTTCGGTAAAAAGGTTTATACCCCGCATATGTATGTTTATTATCTGACACTACACGACCATCATTATTTACTGAGTAGTATCTAACCCTATTCTCTGTTTCATAATAACCTATATAATCACCATTATTAATTTCAATTTCCAACTCATCAAGATGTTTTTGATATACCGATATTCTAATATTTCCAGGTTCTAATTGCCCAATTTTAGAATTACCTAAATTTTTGTTTTCAGGTGCCATCACCTGAACAAACGCCTTGAACTCAACTGGAGGTAAAAATTTAATCCCGTCACTTAAGGTTTCCCCATAAACATCATCGGTTTTGGTTTGAATTCTGTTAACTCTATATAGAACAAGAGTGAAGTTCATATCACCATGTAACCATTCTTCCCCCATAGAGATATCTAAATCGTAATCCTCTACCCCAAAAAATTTACCTATCCTTGATATTGGAACTCTTGGTTGTGTCATATTGATAAATATCTTTTTTTTTATTATTTTTTTGATATTGTGGTTACTAACCTAATAGAACAGCGAGCTTTAGAGATACTTGATAATTATTCGGGGGCAAATAACTATATCCTAAAATTAAAAAGTTCTAAAGAAAGTAATAAAAAATTTTATCCGACAAGAGCTCAGTCAGAGTATATAACCACTTACAATGAAGTGGTTCCTAAAGTTGCAAAAAAATGGGTTGAACTCGACCCGTATTTTGCTAAAAAAATTGCTGATGAAAAATTATATACTCAAATACCTGAAGAAGTGTGGGTTGAAAAATTACTAGTAGAGAAAGAAAAATCATATCACATATGGGGTAAAGTTTTTTCTGGTGAAACTCTACATGAATTTTGGTTACCTAAAGGAGCGATTATTAAGTCACACAAAATTGAAAAGGTTGAGATTGATTACTCAAAGTATTCTCACCGACCTCCGTTAGAACACCAAAAAGAAGCGATAGAAAAATTATCAGGTAGTAAAAGATTTATTCTTGCCGATGACATGGGTCTTGGAAAAACAACATCCACAATTATTGCCGCTTTAGAAACGGGAGCTAAAAAGATTTTAATCATTTGTCCTGCGACCTTAAAAGTTAACTGGATGAGAGAAATCCAAAACTACACTGACAGGAGTGTCTTTATTGCCGAAGGAAAACAATACTCGACGGAACACGATTTTGTTATTGTTAATTATGACATTCTTAAAAACTTTCACGATTTAAAAGACAAAGAAAATTCATTAATTAAACAATCTAACTTTGATTTGATAATTTTGGACGAAGCCCATTATGTTCAAAACGCTCAAGCTCAGAGAACTAAATTGGTTAATCACATATGTAAAAAGGTTGATAGATTGTGGTTGTTGACAGGTACACCAATGACATCAAGACCTATGAATTACTTCAATCTGTTATCTCTAATTGAAAGTCCTGTTGCTCAGAATTGGATGGCATTTGCTATTCGTTATTGTCAAGGATATCAATTTAAAGCGGGGAATAGAAAAGTTTGGAATGTCACAGGAGCATCAAATTTAGAAGAACTTAGAGATAGAACTTCAAGACAAGTTTTAAGGAGATTGAAAACTGATGTGTTAGATTTACCTGAAAAAATTATAACCCCTGTTTATATGAGATTGAGGTCTAAGTTGTATGAAGGTTTAATGGGTGATTATTATAATTGGTATGACAACAAGAAAGAAGAATCAAATTCATTGACAGTTCAGTTTAGTAAGTTGATGAAGGTTAGACAGGTAATTGCTGAAGAAAAAATTGCAAACACAATTGAGATTGCCGAAAATATTATCAGTCAGGATAAAAAGGTTATTATTTTCACAAACTTTACAGAAACTCTACAAAAGATTCACGAACATTTTGGAAAACAATCTGTTTATTTGGATGGTAGTTGCACAAAACCGCAAAGACAATATGCAGTTGACCAATTCCAAGAAAACGATAAGATAAAAGTTTTTGTTGGTAATATTAAAGCCGCAGGTGTTGGTATTACTTTGACCGCAGCTGAGGCGGTTATTATAAATGACCTATCATTTGTTCCTGGTGACTTGTCTCAAGCTGAGGACAGAGCGTACAGATACGGACAAAAAAATTCTGTATCAGTTTACTACCCAATTTTTGAAAATACGATTGAGGGAATTATCTACGACATGGTTAATAACAAAAAGAAAAACATCGAAACCGTTATGGGAGATAATCTTAATTCAGGAGATGTTGTGGAAGAAATTATGAATAAGATTAATTCACTGAGACAATTCTAATTTTCAGCTTATTTATATAGATAAATAAGGTTTAATGAAAAGATTAGAAAATAGAGCCAATTTTTTAACTAAAAAAATACAAGAACAAGACAG